CTCGATTTCCGCGAAAATTCGCGCGCGTGGCCGGAATCGGCACAAAACGACATGACAAAGGACGATAATGACGGGATTAATTGGATTTACAAATACTATCAGGGCATCCGGAACGGCAAGCACCTTGTAGGCCGGTTTGTAAGTGCTCTGTATGATTATTTGATTCAAGGACTGCAGGAAAAGCAGTTCTTTTTTGATGGGCACAAAGCTAACGCGGCGGTTAGCTGGATAGAGGCGCACTGTTTTCATACCGAGGGGCCGCTTGCTCCGGGGCCGCTGCAGCTGGAGGACTGGCAAAAGGCGCTTGTGTCGGCGGTCTTCGGGATCGTGGACGCTAACGGCGTGCGGCAGTTCCGGGAAGTGCTGCTTGTGGTCGCCCGGAAGAACGGTAAAAGTTTGCTGGCTTCGGCGATCGCCAATTATATGTTTCGCGTTGAAGGCGGTTACGGCGCAAGGGTGTTCTGCATTGCGCCGAAGTTTGACCAGGCTGATATCATTTATGGCTGCATCTGGCAGATGGTGCAGTTAGATCCGGAATGGCAAGAGCTGAAGAAGCTGTCCTTAGAGAAGGACACACAGCACCGAAAGGTGCATGATGATTCAATGCTTGTGCGGCATCGGCAGTCAGATTTGTGCATCCAGGGCACTAACAGCACCGTCAAAAAGATTGCCTTTTCGGCAAAATCTTCGGACGGCTTCAACCCTTCTCTGACCATTTGCGATGAAATAGCCGCGTGGCAAGGTGACAAGGGCCTGAAGCAGTACGAGGTCATGAAGTCCGGCATGGGCGCACGGCCTGACGGCTTGCTTTTGTCCTGCACTACATCCGGCTATGTCAATGATTCAATCTATGATGAGCTTGTAAAGCGGTCTACGCGCTTTTTGATGGGCGACAGCAAGGAAAAACGCCTTCTGCCGTTTCTGTATATGATTGATGATGTAGAAAAGTGGGACGACCTGAACGAGCTCCGGAAGAGTAACCCTAATCTGGGCGTCAGTGTTACGCCGGATTACCTGATTGAAGAGATCGCTGTTGCCGAAGGCTCACTAAGCAAGAAAGCAGAGTTCCTAACCAAGTATTGCTGCATCAAGCAAAACAGCAGTTTAGCCTGGCTTCCTGCTTCCATCGTTGAAGCGGCATCCGGGGACGCGCTGCAGCTGGATGACTTCCGGGATTGCTATTGTGTCGGCGGAATCGACTTATCACAGACGCGCGACCTGACGGCGGCGTGTGTGGTGATCGAGCGGCGCGGGGAACTGTACGTGTTCGCGCACTGCTGGCTGCCGGCGGAAAAGATAGACGAAGCTACGCAGCGGGACGGCGTGCCGTATGGCATTTACATCCAGCGCGGCCTGATGTCAGCATCTGGTGACAACTTTGTTGATTATCACGATTGTTATAACTGGTTCGTTCGCCTTGTGGAAGAATACCAGATCTTGCCGTTACAGATTGGGTACGACCGTTATAGCGCCCAATACCTTGTACAGGATCTGAAGGCGTACGGCTTCCACCTTGACGATGTTTACCAGGGCGAAAACCTGTACGGCGTCATCCAGGAAACGCAGGGCCTTCTGGAGGACGGCAAGATCCATATAGGCGATAACGATCTACTGAAAGCGCACCTGCTTAACAGCGCTATCAAGATGAGCACGGAGCGCGGGCGGGGCAAGCTGGTCAAGCTTTCGCCGGCTCTGCACATTGACGGCACGGCGGCATTACTGGATGCCTTAACCGTGCGGCAAAAATGGTATGCCGAAATCGGTGACCAACTGAGGAATGATTAACTATGGGACTGTTTGAAAAGCTCTTCGGCGGCAGGCCGAAAGAAAAACAAGACAGCTATGAAACGTTCAGACTGCTGAACGGGTATACGCCGCACTTCAGCAGCTTCGGTGGATCCGTGTATGAATCGGAGCTGATCCGGGCGGTGATCAATACCAGAGCCACGCATATCAGCAAGCTGAAGGTAGAAGTACAGGGCGCGGCAAAGCCCGCACTGCAGAACAAGTTGAAGCACGGACCGAACCAGTTTCAGACGTGGTCGCAGTTCATGTACAGGCTGAGCACAATTTTAGACGTGCACAATACCGCGTTTATTTGCCCCGTATTTGATGAGTACGGCGAAGTTTCTGGCATTTATACGCCGCTTCCGTCAAAGTGCGAAATCGCGCAATATAACGGCGTTCCGTTTCTGCGGTATGAGTTCAACGGCGGCGACCGTGCGGCGATTGAGTTAGAGTCATGCGGGATCATGACGAAATTTCAGTACAAGAACGACTTTTTCGGTGAGTCGAATCACGCGCTGTACCCAACTATGGATCTGATCCACATTCAGGATCAGGGCATCAAGGAAGGCGTGAAGAGTGCGGCGTCATATCGCTTTATGGCGCAGCTGTCCAACTTCGCGAAAGCCGAAGACCTTGCGAAAGAACGCAAGCGCTTCACTGAACAGAACTTCAGCGCGGAGGCCGGCGGCGGTGGCATGCTTCTCTTCCCGAACACGTACGCAAACATCAAGCAGATTGACGTTAAGCCGTGGGTTGTGGATGCGGACCAGATGAAAATCATCCGGGACGGCGTGTTCGATTACTTCGGGATGAATGAGGACGTCCTGCAGGGCAAGGCATACGGCGATGCGTGGACGGCCTTCTATGAGAGCGGCGTGGAACCGTTTGCAATCCAGTTCTCCGAGGTCGGAACAAAGATGCTCTTTACCTTCCGGGAACAGTCGCAGGGCAACAGGATCATGGCAAGCGCTAATCGGCTGCAGTACCTGAGTAACGCTGAGAAGCTGAACGTTTCAAGCCAGCTGTTAGATCGTGGCATATTCTCAATTAATGATGTCAGAGAAGTCTGGAACCTGCCGCCGGTTGAAGGCGGTGACGTCCGCATTATTCGCGGTGAGTATTACAACGCAGATGATAAAGTAACGGAGGTGTCCGAAGATGCCGAGTAAAGAAAGAGAATACAGAAACATGGAGCTGCGTATACAGCAGCCGCAGGAAGGTGAAGAACCTTCCTTTTTTGTTGAAGGTTACGCTTCAACGTTTCAGCCCTATGTGCTGATGACGCTTGACGGCGTGGATTATTCGGAACGCATCGAACCGACTGCGTTTGATAACGCAGATCTGTCTGACGTGGTGTTCCGGGTAGACCATGAGGGGCGCGTGTACGCGCGGACATCCGCCGGGACTGTTGAAGTCTGGACGGATGAACACGGGCTTGCACAGCGCACGGATCTAAGTAAAACGCAGGCGGCGCGGGAGCTGTTCGCGGACATTGAAGCGGGCAATTATCCGAAAATGTCGTTTGCTTTTACAGTCGCTGAGGACGGAGAACATTACGACAAAGCGACACATACACGGGTTATTGATCGGATTGCTAAGGTTTATGACGTCAGCCCTGTCAGCTTTCCGGCCAACCCTACCACTGAGCTTAGCGTGTCAACACGCGACTACTTCAACGGAGTGATTGAAGCAGAACGGGCGGAGCGACTCGAAGCGGAAAGACGCGAAAAGCAGAAACAGAAAATCAGACTTTTAACGGAGATTTGATCATGGAAATTAAAGAAATGACCGTTGAGGATCTCCAGACCAGATTAGCCGCCATTCCGGAAGACATCGAGAAAGACGGCGCGGATCTGGACGCACTGGAGGCCGAAGTCAAGGCTATTAAGGCCGAACTTGAAGCAAGAAAAGCCGAAGCGGCGAAAAAGGCAGAGATCCGTTCTGCAGTCGCTGCCGGCGCTGTTGAAACTACTGTTGTGAAAGATTTCAAAGAAAATGAGGAGCGCAAAGTAATGACTAACGCAGAAGTAAGAAACAGCCACGAATACAACGTAGCATACGCTGAATACATCAAGACCGGCAACGACGCCGAATGCCGCGCACTGCTGACAGAGAACGTTTCCGGCACTGTCCCGGTTGCGTCCTATGTCGAAGGCCGTGTCCGCACCGCTTGGGAGCGTGACGGCATTACCAGCCGTGTACGCAAGACCTTCCTGAAAGGCAATGTCAAGATCGGTTATGAGATCAGCGCGACCGGCGCGATCGTGCACACCGAAGCCGCTAACAGCGCGGTGACAGAAGAGACCCTGACGCTGGGCATTGTCAGCCTGGTTCCGCAGTCCATCAAGAAATGGATCTCTATTTCCGATGAGGTCTATGACCTGGCCGGGGAAGAGTTCCTTGACTATATCTATGATGAGCTGACCTACCGGATCGCTAAGAAACTGGCCGATGCTATCATCGCAGACATCGAGGCATGCGGCACCGCTTCCACCGGCGCACTTCCGGCTGTTCCGAAGGTTGTTGCAACGACTATCAGCCTTGGTCTGGTAGCGCAGGCCCTTGCAGAGTTGTCTGACGAAGCAGCTGACCCGGTCATCATGATGAACAAAGCCACCTGGGGCGCGTTCAAGGCAAAGCAGGCTGAGGGCAACTTCGGTTACGATCCGTTCGAAGGTCTGCCGGTTGTATTCAACGACACCATTACCGCTTACAGCGCAGCCACCACAGGCACGACATACGCGATCGTTGGCGACCTGGGCATCGGTGCGCAGGCCAACTTCCCGAACGGCCAGGAAATCGAAATCAAGTTCGATGACAAGACAAAAATGGAGTACGACCTTATCCGCATCCTCGGCCGTGAGTATGTCGGTCATGCGGTCGTTGCGCCGAAGGCGTTTTGCAAGATCACACACTAATCTGCAGAGGGTAGCAGCATAAGACAGGGAGAAAAACAGAATGAAAGTATTTATTGCAGTCCCATCGTTGGACACCGTGCCCGCTCTTTTTTGTCAGTCTTTAGCGCTGCTTCAGAGAGCGGGCGACACAATGGTCGGCTTTGAGGTCGGCTCACTGGTCTATAACGCGCGGAATAATTTAGCGCGGCAAGCGATCAAGGCAGAAGCGGACTGGGTGCTGTGGTTGGATTCCGACATGGTATTCGGTCCGGATCTGCTTCAGAGGATGTTAAAGGTCTGCCAGGAAAACAATATTGACTTCCTGACGGGCCTTTGTTTT